TCCCTGTGAGCTTTCGCAGCTTTAATCGGATCATCCCAGCCCTTGTTTTGTATATGCCCTACAAGCTCAGGGTCAGCACCCTCATACCAATTTTTAGTCGCGCCTTCACCGGCGCCTTCACCGCCACCACCGGAACCACCTTCACCTTGACCAGAGCCTTCACCGCCACCACCGGAACCACCGGAACCACCCTCACCTTCGCCACCTTCTTCACTCATAAAAAGCTTAAACTTGTTTTCAATAGCATCTTCTGTAAAATTTTTTCTTCTAAACATTTTCGTCCTCCATTTCCTTTTTTACTTCATTGTAAATTTTATTATAAAAATCTTTATCAACAAGAATAACCCTTTCTTTTATATTAACTTTATTATTCAAATGCTGAAATAGCAAAATTAAAAAACCAAATATCATAGAAAGCAAAGCTAACTCTGTATCACGAGCTTCGTATAAAAAAAGAAACCCACCCAAAATCATCAGGCTGGCACAAATCAAAGCAACCAAATCAACGCAAAACTCAATAATTCGCGCGGCCTTTTTCAAAAACCTCTTATTCATAAGCATCCTCTCTATCTTTTTCAGCAAGCTCTTTCAGTTTATTTCTTTTTTTGTAAACTTCCTGAAAATCCATTTCTAAATAAATCCAAATCCTGTTAAAAAATTCCCTTCTACCTTCCCTTATTAACCCAGCCTCAACCTCAACCGCATTATTAAAAAGACTTCTGTCAAACAAACCCTTTTTTACACGGGCAAAATTTATCCAATCCTCAAATACAATTTCAGCATCAGGCGTTAAATCACCCTCTTCATTTAAAAATAAATTTTTATAAGCTTTAACTAAGGCTGATTTTTTTCTGCTAATTTCCATAGGTTAACATTATTTGCAAAGAAAAATAAAGTCAACTTAAAAGTTAACCGACTGATGATTGTAATTTTTGAGCCTGAGAAATATCTTTAATAGCACCAGCCAACTCAGGTGCAGATGATAACGCCGCATTTGCCATTGCCTCTTGCTCGCGTTTTGCCTCCTTCTTTTTAACCGCATCATCACCAATAAAGCCTCTTTGTGGCATACCATTAGATTCAGCAATAATCCTAAGGTTTTCTCTATGATCAAGATTGTCAAATATAGTTGGGTCAATCCCCGCAACTTGCGTTGCAAATTCATAGGTTCTTTGAACGCCGATAGCAAATTCAGCTTTTTGCGCCCTAGACATAGGGGAATCATATTCAATCTCATATTCAGCATCTATTAACTCTTGAGGCGGCGGTGGCAACACACCAAAATTATCCAGTATGTCAATTTCTCTCGCAATTTGTGGTCCTAAAGCCTCTGACTGCTGCCTACCCATTGTAGGAGAAAGTAAAACGCCCCTTTCTTGGGTTATAGTCATAACTTCCGTTGCAGTCATTTGTGGGCGCTGCATCAAAATTTCATATAAATTTGAAAGGAAAGCATCTTTAACAGTGCTTCTCACTAAATTTTCCGCCTCTATTCCAAAATCAACCCTCGCCCCACTATTAAAAGCTTGCGCCATTGCTCTACCATTGTAATCAAGCATACCAGGATTAACCTTCCCAGGGGTAGTATCAAGCCAACCATCATCAGTAGTTAAAATTGCAGGGTCAGTAACTTTATGAGCAGATCTTAAAGTTATTTTTCTCATCTGATTTAAAGTTTTTATATCAGACAAAACAGTCCACGCAGGGCTTCTGCCGTAAATTTCATTCGGAGAAGTTACATATCTTGAAATAGCATAAGGAAAACTTGAATAACCCGACTTAGTTATAACTTCTTTCGTTTTACAAAGTATATAATAACTAGCATACTCAAGCTCAGTATGGTTATCCTCCGGCATCTTTGGCCTAACCGCATGAAGTATTTCATACTCTTTCTCGCTGTTACCATCTTGAATATCTTTTTTTACATCCGCAGGGCAATTATCTTCACCAAACATCTTTTTAATGTTTCTTGCCTTCATAGGAAATTTCCTATGCGCCATATCTATAATACCAACATGGTTTTCAAAAAAGAACATCTCGCTTAAATGAACAGATTTATAGCGCAAGCCTTTATTTTCAACATCTTCACCAATAAACAACACACCGGTACCAAAAGCACCCAAACTCATATAAACTTCATGTTGCTGTGAGGCATAATTTGCTTTCGGGCTATAGCGATACCTAAATAAAATATCCCTTACTTGATCAAAATACCTAGCAACCTCGGGGATTCTATTTAATTCATCGTCAACACTTTTTACGCTATGCCACAACTGAGATCTTGGAGTAAGTAAATTTTCTACTGTGGCGGCAAAACGCTCTAAGGAAATTAACGCGGTTGACTCATATATCTTTCCGGTGCGGCGCTCTCCTGGTGTTTTCTTGCTAACAAAATCACTTTGACGCGGCAGAACATAATCAGCTATCTCCTCCCAATTCTCTTCCCAAGTTCCTCTTTTAGATTCAGCGTCACTTTGAAGATCAAAAATACTGTCAACATTCACCATAGACTAACCGCCAAGTAATACTTTTCTTTTTATGTTTTGATCATTTTCACTAGGGTTGATCACACCACCGGCAAAAATAGTTCCTTGTTTTCCTTGAGTTAACTTAGCCCTCTCTTTCTTCTCCGCAGCCTGCACTTCGGCGGCAGTTTGCTCCGGAGATTTAGGAATAGGGGCAGGCTTAGTGCTATCAACTCCAAACATTTTTTGAAAGCCCCATTCCTCAGGGCCAAAAAGAACTGTTTTTAGAGTATCGCCAGACATAAAAACCTCAAAAATTTGTCAACATTAAAGTTTAAGGCTAACATTATTTTTATTAATAAGTCAACTCATTATAGTCAGCAGAGCTATAAGCGGATCTTTTATTTTTATTTGGGTTGTAACTACGAATCACAACTTTACCCTCACCACCACCAAGTAAACCATATTGCAAAGCCTCCGCAGGGTGCGAAAATTTATTTTTATCTGGCTTTTCAGAATATTTCGCACCACCGGAAACATTTAATTTACGATATTTATATCCACCACCCATAGCTTTCCTTAAAACTTTACATTTAGGCCCGATTACTAACCCAGGAACACCATCAATTAATCTACCCAAAGGCGTGTTAACAGATTCAACCCTTATAGCAAAATCATTGGTAGGAGCAGGCTTCGCATGAATACCCTCGCTCTTCAACATCTCAAATGGCGTTTTCTCATCCGTTTGACTTCTTTGCTCACCCGCCGGATCCCCACTAATAAATATTTTTTTATTGGGATATTCAGCCTGTATTTTAGCTCGCAAAACCCTTCCTAAAGTTTTTGCGCCCGCATCTTCAAGCACCAACTCGTCAATTGCCGCCCAGCGATCAAGAACATCTTTTTGCAGAAAAATCGCGGCTGGCGTTAACCCAAAATCCAAGCCTATATATAACGGCAATTTATGGTTATAAATAACTTTTTCGCTAAAATGCAAGTCATCTTTGTACTGGTTATAAATCGGCTTTCCATCAGAGATAAAGCCATAATTGCCATGAACATAAACATTTATCCATTCCTGATCTTTACCTGCCATCATTTTTTCATAATAACCATCAGGTAAATTTTCAACATTTTCAGCTTCGGCAGTTAAACCCCCAGGCTGCCTGAAAAATTCGTAACCATTAGGCACATCCTCTTCCGCAAAATTATACCACCAATGATCATCAGAAGGTGGGTTAGTATCCATAATAATACCAGCTCTAGTGCAACCACCATCCTTTTTTGAAGGATACCTACCAACACGACCGGTACCGGCATCAACAATTTCTTTTTCTATCTCCCTTGCTTCATTGAACCAAATCCCCGTACACTCAAAAGATAAAAGCTTTTTTACATCTTCCGGCTTATCCAAAGCAATAAAAATAACTTCCATTTTCACATCACCATAATTGATGTAATGCGTATATGGCGGCTTTCCTGTCATTCTACCGAATAAACTTGGCGGAAACCAGTCAACCCAAGTTTTTATTGTCGTTGTTTCAAGCTGAGGCAACGTGTTCCTTACAACCAAAAACCTACTTTTTCTGAAACCATCAGGCCCCGCCTGCTGTTCCTGCGCCCACTTAAACAACTCCATACAACAAGCAACAGATTTCCCCGAACCAACTGGCCCCATAATACCGCGAACAAAAGCTTTGGAATTGTGAAATTTCCTAGCCGTCTTTGACGCGGTATATGTTATTATTTTTTCAGCCACTAATTTTATTTAGAAAAGTTTTTCTCTGCTAACATAAACCCAAATAAAGGCCATAGCTCACTAAAAGCATTATCATAAGCAATCCTCTCCCCTATTTTTTGATTATAATTTTCCGGATTAACGCAAGCAGATTCCCCCCTAACGGAATAACCGTTATCTAAAAAAATATTACATATAGTTACAGTCTCACCAATTTTAAAATAACCAACCTGTTTTATTCTTGACTCGATATAATCCTTGGTAACTCTTTCCGCAGGACAATTTTTTAAAGCAACATTTAATTCTTCATCATTCAACATAATCACTCCTATTTTTCTAAGTTAAAATTTATACCAAATTGCAAGTCACAAATTGCGCCCAACAATTTAAATACATCTTCTTCATAATAATAAGCAGAAAACAAATTACCATCTTTATCAACAGAGGTAAAAGCCACGCTCACAACTTCACCTTTTTTTACACTATCGTTTAAACGACCAACTATATTTTCAGCGAAAGTTTCTGGTTTTTGAAATTTTATAATATTATTTTTCATCCAAAACCACCTCTGCATTTGAATCATTACCAATATTAAGCTGGACAAGAACTCTGGTGCCTTCACCACCTTCAGAATTACCCCCTATTTTTCCGGTGGCCTTTAGGCTTGACTCACTCATTTTTGCTAACACACCGGCAAATTGAGCTTTTGTTTTGCCGGCGGTTTTATCATACTGCCCCTCAAATTTTTCCATCAATCTTTGATGTTCACCACTAGCAAATTTAGCGTTCATCCTATTTTCATAAAACCAAGCTTCATTTATTCTATCCATTTCAGAGCAAATTTTATCACTTTGCATAGCCTCATAAGAATCCGGATAGCCTGCCGCTTTAGCAGCTTTAGTTTTATCTAATGTTTCGGCATAAACTTTTAAAAATTCCAATTCTTTTCCAGTCAAAGGAACAATATCACCTTTAGCATTTTTAGCTTTTTTTCTAACCTTTGTTACCGGAACTTTAGATTTGCTCATAAAAATATCTCCCAGGATCAGCCACACAACCATCAACAAAACCAAAAATGTTTTTGGTTAACAAACCTTTGCAATTAGCTTTTATCAAATTTTCAGTTGTTGACATAACAACATAATTGCAAAAAACAGCCAATATAACCATTATCAAAAAAAACTTTATCATAAAAAAACATTATTTTGATCTTCCTCAAGCACCCATTCATTCTTTTTAAATGGATGAGGCTTTAAACCCAATTCTTTTAATTTTTCTATCACAAGAGGATCATTCATCATCTGAGTAGCTTTAACGCGCTGGGTTTTATAGGCAGCTTTATCAGTCAAACTATTAGAACCAAAACCAGCCATTGCCGCAGCCTTAACTTTTATTCCGTACAAACTTTTTCCTTCCTTGACACGAGACCTAAACAAATTATTATAAGCTTGAGCAAAAGCCTCTCTTATAGCCAAAGCCTGCTCAGACCTTCTTTCCATGTAGGTTTTTTCTCTCATTTTTTCCTTTTTTTATTTTACGAATAACACAAAATATACTCAATGTAAACCTAGCTTTTCGCCACGCAGACG